GCATTATTCAAAAGCTGTGCTTCATTTTGCACATGAGCTTGAAGATTCTGCATTTGCTCCTGTTGAGATTGTTGCAACATTCTCTGTTGCTCCGCTAACACCGCATCTTGCTTTTTCTTGTTTTCATCCCAAGTTGCCCGTTGCGAGTTATATCCCACAGGATCATTCTCTGCTAAAGATACCCAGTCAGGTTCGTTTTGCATACCAGCTTCTATTTGCTGTCGCATTTGATCCAATAACTGCGTATAAATTGCACGCTCCTCTCGTACCGCACCGAGTTCAGTGTCAGCTACTTTTCGCTGGTTGGCTAACTCTTGCGTTTTACGAGTGTAATCAGATTGCCTACTGTAGCCGTTTTTGAGTTCATCGAGCGTCACCTCTATTTCTTCACCATTCACACTAATTGAATGAACGGTGGGTTGCTCTTGACCTTCTTCTTTTACTTGGTCAGCTTCTAATCCTTTTTCTTCGAGTTCGTCATCTTCCAAGCCTTCATCATCCAAACTCTCCGTTTCCTCTGCTTCGTCAGCAAGTTCTGTTTCTTCGAGTTCTTCCGTTTCTGGTTCAGTTACAACTTCCTCTGTTTTCGCTTCTTCCACTTGTTGAGGTTCTTCTTCAAGAGTCAACAAAGCTTCGATAGCATTTTTTCCTTTATCTAAACTGGATTCAAAACCAGTCGCTTTATCTGCGGTGTTGGTAGCCATAATAAATTCCAATTATTAAACTTAGTTTGTATTTTAATTCTTTCTAAACTGTTTATGCAATGTTTTGTTTGATTTTAATGATTTGATTTCTCTTAATCACACCCTTTTCCACCACAATTCTTAATTGTCGTTCAAATTCGGGTATCAATTTCATTGCCATCCAAATATTTTCCCTCTGCTCTTTTTCTTCGGTTTTAGTGGTGGCCCATAATTCTTTGTAATGTTCTCTCAACATTACCAATGCGTCTTTAAAAATATCGTGGTCAAGAATTTCTTGAGCCTGTCTGGAACGCTCTATGTCTTGTGAGTTATCAACCATTTTATCTATTTAATAACGAGTAACTGCCAAGAGGAACAATGTCTTTTGTGTTTGAGGAAAAATTATTGTTGTTAAATTGATTGGATGAAGCGTTTAGGGATGCCAACAAATTAGTCAGTTGGTCTTGCGTCACAAAACTGCTTGTGTCCATTGCGTTGTTGGTTGGTATATCAGAAAGTAAAGCATAATTACTTAGATCTGGCTGACTGAATATAGTAGACCAATCATAGGTAGTTGGATCAAAGGGGGTTGATTGGGTAAATATATTAGACCAATCGTAATTAGTGGGATCAAATGGGATTGAGTTATTTCCATATTGTCCAAATATACTAGACCAGTCGTAAGTTGATGGATCAAATGTGGTGTGAGTTGGTAAATCTTTCGTTGTTAAATAATTAGATAAATCTGATGATGTTAAATAATTAGATAGGTCTGGCTGATTGAATATATTTGACCAGTCATAGGTAGTAGGATCGAAGGTCGTATAGGTTGGTAGGTCGGCTGATGTTAAATAATTTGATAAATCTGGTTGAGTAAATATATTAGACCAATCGTAATTAGTTGGATCAAATTGAGTGTAAGTAGGTAAATCTGATGATGTTAAATAATTTGATAAGTCAGGAGATTCATAAGTAGGTAAGTCTGACTGTGTTAGAAATTGACTTGTATCTATGGGTGTATAAGTAGGCAAGTCTGTTGTTGTTAAATAATTTGATAAGTCAGGAGTGGCGCTGTATTGGTCAAATATAGTTGACCAATCGTAAGTCGATGGATCGAAGGATGTGTCTACTTGGTTTACTGTTGTTCCAAAAGGCATATTAGTTTGAGGATCGTATAAAAGACCATATAAACCGTTTATAAATTCTTGTAATCCACTGTCACTGCCAGTATCAACTTCGGAAACATCGGAGGGAGTACCCTCAACGGAGGATGTGGATGATTGAGTATTGGAATTGACATTCATTGGGCCTGTGTAACTTGGGAAGGGAACAGCCGAAGCGCCTGGTGCGGTGTAACCCATTGGCTGTGCAGAGCTGTAAGAAACACCTGGGGCAAACATAGACGGAACAGCTTGTCCGCCAGAAATCATTTTTGCGAACTCTTGACCACTTAACATGGGGTTCGTTGATGGGGGTAAAACAACGGATGCTGGATTTTGAGCATCTTGAATCCACTGGGGTAGTGTTGGATCGGCTTGGGTTACTGTTGTTCCAGTTGGCATATAAGTTTCTGGGTCTATACCTAAAGTTGCAAATGAAATGTTGCCAAAGGGATATTCTAATAATGCCATTATTTAACCTCGAATAATTTGTCTATCTTCTGTTCCATTTTATCAAGAACTTTGAGTATTTTGTTAATATCTGCCTGTTGTTCTGTTTTTGTTACATACAAACTCGGTATTTCTTCTCTGGTTTTATTGAGTAGTATGCTCACTCTTTTAATTTCCGTTGAATTGCCACGAATATTATACAAGAGTGGTGCTACCACCAATGTTAAAAGAATATTCCAAAAAAGAATGGGTGAAATATCCATTTCTCAATAACTCCATATCCAGGGTCGAGGTCTGTTCTCTTGTGCTTCTGAAATATCAATGTGTATAAATCTGCCATCGCCCTTTTGATTAATTCCTATTCCTGACAAATTCCGTTCCATTGCCAGCCTTAATATCGTATGTGCCTGACCACCCGAACAACCTATATCAACAGCCAAACCCGTTGTGTGTACTCCGAGTTTATCCTTTTTCTTTTCGATGGGGTGTTCAGCACATCTGAATCCAGATGTAATAATAAATGGAAAGTCAACCTCATGTCTAATAATTTGTAACACAACTATTAGTTTTTCGTTAATTCCCTCTTTACCACAATGTGAACAGGTGAACTCGTCTGCTGAAAAATTGGGATATTGCTCCCAATCAATCATTTTTTAAATTTGTCTTTAATCCACTCTATTGAATCATCTACAACATGAAACCATTTGTGATAAACAAATATACCTAAAACAAATCCAAACAATATCCAAAGTATTGTTGTCATATCTATCTCCTAACTATAAAAAATATCATTATAAATAAAATTAAAAAAAAATTATGGCTTCTGTCATTTTTCCCTTATATAAAATAACTAAGAAGTATTAAAACTATGTAAACATAACAAAGGACATATATAACTTTGATGACCTCATTTATCATTTTTCTCTACTAACGCCTTTCATTTTTTCATAAGTTCTTAAACCGCCCAATCCCAACATACCCATTAAGATTGTTGAAAGCTGTGAAAATTCAAATTCGGGTAAATCAACCTCAATGCCATTGGCTTTTAAAATAAACACCAAAAGGGGTTGAACGATAAAGTGATATGCCATTGATATAGAACATATCCAGCCAACAGAAGGCCGCCAACCAGCAACAAACATACTTTGACTGGCTGCTTCTTGTTTGTTGACTTCTAATTGAGCGAGATTGGCTTTATGAAATGCCATGTTCATTTCATGGCGTAGTTCATCTCTTAAAGTTTTATCGGGTACAAACCTCCCTAAAACTTTGTCTGCGATTCCGATTACTGATTCGGCTATGCTCACCTTTTCTTCTTCTTATAACCAGAAGCGTAAACAGCTCTCCCTTGCTTTTTGGCTTTCGATTTAGATTTGTAAGTCTTTCCTGACTTACCCCACTTGTAACCGCCTTTAACTTTTTTAACTGGCATTACTGAACGCCACCGCTTCCATTACTGTTGCCACCAGGTACTAATCCCTGTGCCTGTATCTTAGCGGCTTCTCTGATAACTTCCCTGTCTCTTTCCATCAGAGACTGCAATTCGGCAATATTAATTTGCGTACCGTATTTCGCTCTGATTTTTTCAGCTTCAATAATTAAGTTGGCTTCCGTTCTATCCCTTTCCCTATCATCTTCCATGATAAGTTTTAATCTGTCCGTTTCCGCATCAAGCAATGCTTTTTGAGCTGATATTTGTGCTTTTTGCACTTCGGCATCTGCCAGAGCTTGAGTTGGATCTACTTTTGGTGGTTGTGGTGGCATTGGTGGGAAGTTTGCATTAACAAACTGTGACGCATCCTTAAAGCCAGCCATCTCTATAATTTTCTGTAGTGTGTTGGCGTACATCTGCGGTGTTACCATTGGATTGTCCACGCCAAGCTGGGCCATGATTTGTTCCTGTTTGCCAGCTACCGATAACAAAGTGCTGACTCGTTCTTCATCGCTGGTATGAGTAATCGCTACATTGCAAACAACGTCTTTTTCAGCATCCCAAACTCTGGGATCTATCGGCACAAACTTATTGTTCAGTCTCACCATTTCCGCTTGGTCTTGATGTTTAACAATTAAACGATTGACCAATCTGAATAAATCGGTCAAACCTTCTTCGGCAAAGATTCTGGCAATCATTTCAAGACGCCCTTGTGCCGCACTCATGGTGGCGGAAACTGCCGCTTTGGTGGTGGATTGCAATGCGTCTGCGTTCATACCCATTGACGCTTTCGAAACACCTGTGCGTTGTTCTTTCGCTTCGTCTAAGTATTCCAAGACAGGAAACGCTGCTGCTCCCACAAACGGAACAGAGAATGGTTGCACCATCCCTGGTGCTCGCATTCTGATTGGTTGTCCAATGTCCGAGTTCAGTACATCGTCAATATTGACTTGCCCTTCAACGACACCGTATCGGGGGAATATTGAATGCCCTAATGAATCTAGGGTGTCTCGCATAATTTGAGACTTGGCACGCTGTAGTGGCATGACGTAATCGGCAATGGATGTTCCAATAGCAGTATGGGGTTCTGGATCGGGACAAAACATAACAATCGGCAAATCATCCCATTGCATCACATTCGCAACGGTTAAAGAACCGCCCAACGTGCAGACTCTAATGCGTTCTGCAATTCCATCTCCATCCAAATCGTAAAATAAATAATGTTCAATGTAGAGAACGCCATCACCACTTGAATCGGAACGGGTTGTGCCGTAAACATCTGCGTAGGGTTGTCTCGCTTCTTCTGCGTTCCACTCTGCGGAATCAAAGTCGGCATCGGAGCTGACATTGTTTTCTATAAAATCTTTTTCATACCCCATCGCTATCAAATCCGATACCGATTTAATCATACGGTGGGCCACATACGGAGAGGTTTTAATGTCTCTCGCATCTCTGGAAATCAAAACTTCTTCGGGTGGGATGGCTTCAATAACCACCTGGTCTTTGTGTTTAACTCGCTTAATGACCACATCGTAAGAAACGGGAAATTCCTGTTCTATTTCTTCACCCGTTAATTGGTCAATGATAATTTGTTTTTCGTAAGTGATGTTTTCTTCTACGATTTCGACATCGGGGTCTGAAACCAATGCCATGTATTGTTCTCTGTTTAATCCTGTGTAGTCGTAAGTGTTGGCTGTAATACTGTCATCCCAATAGGCTTTAACAAACCCTGTCTTTCTAACCAATGCGTCTTTGAACGCATCGTAGAGAACGTGGAAGCCAGGATTCTTTTCTTGGATTACATAGTTAATGTAATCGGTTTGTTGTTCGGCTAAAGGAATATCCTCTGGGCCAGTGGGAACAAACTCCACCACCTTTTTCGTACCAAAAAAAGTACGCATGAGTGAGGGCATCATATACAGCACCGAATCCCTGACATCGGTGGAGATAAATTCGCTTTGTAAATTAGATTTGCTGGCTGGTTCATCACCCAAGTAATAACGGGTGGCTTTGTTTCTATCTTCCCCAAGTGCATCAATAAAGTCTTGAGCATCGTCTAGCTCGCCTTTTAAAACACCCTGTAATTGTTCTAAATCAACTTCGTCTTGTTGATTTTCTTCCTCTAATTCTTCGTGTTCTTCTTCAAGTTCTTTTTTTTCGTATTTCTTTGCCATTGACTGTTCCTGTTAATTAACTAATCCGTATAATTCGGCTTTTCAGAGGTTTCTTAAATGTATAACCACTAAATGAGTGAGAACTTGAAAAGCTGGCGGCATCTGAAGCCATTGTTAGTGCCAGTGCGTCTGCTTTGTCAGGACTTTTTATGCCCCTTCTTTTCATGGACTCCTTACTTTCCAATTTTACCTTACCAGAGCTAGTGTATTCATAACTCGGTGATATTAATTGTGCCATTAAATCATCATCGGGTGGTAATCTACAATCTCTTTGTACCAACCAGTCTTTAATTTTAAACCATAATTCAGCACGAAGGTTTAAATAATTTTTATTTACGGCTGGAGCTTCCGATACATTCACGCCACGCACAGGCAAATTCAATTCTCGCAACCTATCCACCACCCCACTTCCCAAGCCAATCACATCCACTAAAATCTCCTGTGGCTTGTTTTCAAAAGTGGCATTGTCGTACTCGGATTTAACCGCACCACATAATTGCATTAAGTCCATTGATTTATACGTTTTTATTTCCAAGACGGTATTCCCTTGACGTTTGCAAAGTGCGGAATTATCACCGCCAAAACGGGCCACATCCACCCCCCAAATAATCTGCTGTTCGGTGGTTAAAGACACATCTCGGTCAATCGCTGCTTTTACCAAGTCTATCGGAATTACCGTATCATCGTCTGACTTCGGAAATTCACCCAACACTTCCACTCTGGCTACCGTAGAATCTTCCCCGTACTGTTCAAGCATCTGCTGGAATACTTTGCTGTCGGTATCTTCTACGGTTCTACTGTCAATTTGCAAGGTGTTCCAAAACGACCTAGCTCCGTGAAAGCTGTCGTAGAATGGCCCTTGATTTCTGCGTGGATTGGAAAAAGAAAACCAGAACCTATTTTCGGTGGGTTCGGAGAAAAAGCCTTCGGCTACGGAATAGATGGGTGCTGGAATACCTGACGCTTCATCCATAATTAAACACACTCCGTAATTGCTGTGGACACCAGCGAATGCGTCTGGGTTTTCTTCCGACCATAATTGAGCTTGTGCGTAGTAATAGCCTGTGTCTATTTGTAGGTCTTTTTTTAAACTTTCTTCAAACCAATCCATCGGTTTAATGGTGGTGGCGGTTTTGTGAAACCAGTGTCCGTTGATGGCAAGCGTGAGCCACTTGCCGAGTTCGGCCCATGTTCTGCTTCTAAGCTGTTGCTCGGTGTTGGCAGTTACAATCACAGTCGCTCCGAGACGAGTTGATAGTACCCACAGAATTAGCCATGCGACCAATGCGGATTTACCAATGCCACGACCTGATGCAACTGCCAAGCGAAACATATTGGGGTCATACTTGCCAGCGTTCTTTTGAATGTGGTTAGCCAAGTCTCTTAGTATTTTGGCTTGCCATTTGCGAGGGCCATTAAATCCTTCGAGGGGAGTGCCTTTTTGATTCCAGGGGAATATGTATTTAACGAAGTTGAGGGGGTCGTCTTTTATGTTGGCAGTCCAAATGTCCGCCATTAATTCTTCTTCTTGTTTAGCTGTGTATTTCATGTTCTTTTGTGGTGGGTTCTAACTCCTTCTCAATCTCGGCTAGACTTTTCCCTGTTAGTGCTTTGCACAGTTCTTCGTTGTCTTTGAAAAATTTATCCTTCATTTTTATACTCCCATTTCTCACCTTTAAAAAATTGTTTTTCTGCCCTTCTTAAAAATACACTATTTCTTACAAACAAACATTTTTCCTCTTGTAATTCGTGCCTGTCTTTCCATGCTTTGTAAGTATGCACAAACGCATCCAAAGCTGAAACGGGTGCGTTTTGTTCTTCTAGGTATTTTAACTGTTCTATAAACGGTTTGTCAGATGGATAGTTACAATCATCTAGTGCGTGTTTGCAAAAATCCCCTGACTTATCATCTCTTTCTTGGTTGTTTAGTAAGAATTGGTAAAAGTTCATTTTCCTTGTCCTCTATATTTTTTTCTGTCATCCCTTTTGTTTTGACCAGCTCCAAAACTGTTCTTTGAATTGCCAATGCTTGTTTTCTTGTAGCGGTGGCGAGATAAATCTCTCACTGATACTTGTCTGATGGTGGATTTCCTTACCATGATTAAAAAAAATAAAAATACAAAAAAATAAGGGTAATAGGCACAACATTAACCAAAAAAATAATTGCTTCATCCTTCATTAAAAAAAATATAAAAAATTTAGTTATCCCCTAACAAAAATATACCCCCAAAGTTTTTTTGAAGGGGGGGGTGATTAGAGAATATAAAACCCCTGGAGTACGGTAAAAGACATTCTCTAATCGTGAAGCCATTGAGGGTGGGGAGAGAGACTTCATGCGTCTTTTGGTGGTTCGAGTGATTTTTTATCATTGGCTCGTTTAGCTGAAACCCTTTGTTCATCTACTACTTCGCCTTGAATTATTTTAGCTGGTGCATTTTCGGTGCGTAATCTTGCATTATCCAGGGCAGAACCGATAGAAAGAGTATGGTTCGTTTCTACTCTGTCCATCCAATTACTGGTGTCTCTGTTTTTTAAATAGAAGATTTGAGCTGTTACATTGCCAGAGTTAGCAGATTCAAATAATGAATTAGTAACTTCGGCCAATCCTTCGGCTTTTCCATTTTCAATCGCTTCATCAAATTCTTTAGATCTTTTTCTATTTTTGTCTATGGTGTGCCATGAAACGCCTAAAGCTCTGGCGATCTGCGTTGGCCCTAAACCCCTTGATGCTAGTTCTCTTACTTTCTTTGGATCTATTTCTATTCTTTTTCTACCCATACTTAAACTCGGACTGGCTTAACTTGAAAACCGAGACTTAGTTTCGGTTTGGCTGAACCAAAACTGGTTCAAGTTTGCTGAACTGGTTTGGTCTGAACTGGTTTGGTGGTTTGAACTGTCGTTCCCCCCCTTTAAAGTGTGGAAAAAACCTTTTAAAATTTTCCCAACCAGTACATTAAAGGCTCTGAAAACCCTTATATAATCAACATTATTTGCTTCTAACCAAAAATTAATCATAGTCTTTTAAATTATCCACTCCCTCTATTTTATTACTTATTTATGCGTTTATTTAACTCAAAACCTAACCCAACCAATAGAAAATGAGTGCGTTCACCAGCTTTAGGCAACCGCAACGCATTTTCACTCGTATATATTACGATATTTTTGTCCATTAACCTATCCACACTTCGCTTCACCGTATTTCGGTGCATCCCTGTCGCCTTTGCCAAATAAGTAATACTGTCCCTCACGCTCCAACTCGCCAATCGCCATCTGTCCACCAGCACCCACAAAACCAATTTCTCCGCAGGCGATAAATCAGTTCGACCCACCCTCGCTTTGAACCACTCCTTCCACAATATCCGCTTCATGCTCCGAAAATCAGAGTACCTCGCCACAAACTCCGCCCTCACTAGAGCCGAGTTCTCCTCATCCCCAGGCACTCCCACCACCATCCACACATACTGTTTCACCCCACCACCTTCACAACGCCCTCGCTACAAAGCACGCCCACGCTAAAAGCGTGGCGTGCTTGCTCCTTAATGTAGGATAATTAGTTAATAGGATATAAGCACCTGGATTGTGCATTAAATAACAATCTAGGTGCATGAATCGACCTAGATTGTGCATTAAAGTACCTCAATTTCAGTAAACAAATCGCCACCAGGAGCTAATCTTTTCTTCGCTATCTCGATGTATTCTTCGTTCAGTTCAATCAGAACTGCGTCTCTGTTGTGAGCATTGGCTACTTGATCTGTAGTTCCAGAACCACCAAATGGATCTAAGACTGCACCACCCACAGGACAACCAGCCAACACACAGGGTTCTATTAAATCCATTGGGAAGGTTGCAAAGTGAGCTCCCTTAAATGGCTTGGTGGTGACTGTCCACACCGAGCGTTTGTTTCTTTTAAAAGTGCCATCTTTAGAGTATCTTTTTGTTCTTTTAATCCCAGCATTAGTGTCTCCTTGTACTGCTGATCCCACCTTATCGTATGTGTCCGCCCATTGGCGCTCGTCTTTGCCAATGCAATCTTCCTTAATCGCTTCATGGTCATAGTAATACTTCTTGTTCTTACTCAGTAAGAAGATATATTCATGCGACTTGGTACAACGATCTGTCACACTCTCTGGCATGGGGTTGGGTTTATGCCAGATGATGTCTTGTCTTAGATACCAGCCATCAGCTTGTAGAGCAAAGGCTACTCGCCAGGGTATGCCAACTAAGTTTTTGTCTGGCAATTTTGTTTTCTTTTGCAAAACTATATCGCTATGGGATTGACTTACCCCTGTAGTGCTTGGTGTATTACTCCATCTAGTAGCTGAATATGTATCACCCAAGTTAAGCCAAACTGTCCCATCATCACGCAACACTCGTTTTACTTCTCTAAATACCTCAACCAAGTTCTCTACAAATGCTTCTGGTGTTTCTTCTAAACCAAGCTGACTGTCTTTTCTGACTGCACCACACTTGCCGCATTGATTTTTAAAAATCTCACGCAGGGCATCTTGCTTATTACCAGTCTTAGATTTTTTATCAAAATATCTCTCATTAAAACCATGTCTTACCGTTAATGGTGGGCCTAAATGATCACACTCACTATCCCCACCTTCCCATTCAGCAGTTCCATAATCACGCAAACCCCAATAAGGCGGAGAAGTAATATAAGTATTAATAGATTGATCTTCCAAATCTTTAAGTCTGTCTAAGCAGTTGCCATGCAATATTTTAATCCCCACTCCTTTCTCCCGTTTTCTTCTTTGACTTTTTCTTCTTAAATATCCGTTCAAAGTTTTTATTAAACTTCTCTTTATTGAAAGGTCGGTAGTCGCTTCCTTTACTCATCTTCCTCTCCCAAAATAGCTAAAGCAATCCAGTACGCCACTTGTGGTACGATGGCATTACCGAGTGCTTTTAAACGATTGGCTCTGTTCTTTGGATTGGCGGTGACTCGATCTATGTCTCGTTCCCAAGATCTGTCCACCCATGCGGATACCCCATCAGACCTTCCACCCAGGTAGGATTCAAAGCTCCTGATTTCTCCGAAACCACCATCGAAAGGTTCAGTTGTTTCCCCTTCTTCATGCGTCTTTTGATCACTGGAGTCGATAAGTTCCCCCTGTCTCGATTGTCCGAGTGTGCTGGTGTCGGCCACATCTGTATTGCGTGTCTTAGAGCGAATTGTAGATTTATTCCTTGCTCCTTTTTCTTCTTGGCTCTCTTTTCCCATGCCTCTAGAGTCTCGCTTTGATTTGCCAGATGATCTGTGTGTTGGGGAGTCGGCCACATCTTGAGCTCTGCTTCCTGTACTGCCATCGTCAGAGGCTTGCCCCCTTGTGCGTACTTCTTCTTCCTCTCCGTTGCTGAATCCGTTGTCGGAGTCGGCCACATCCTCGTATGTACTTCCGCTGTTAGTGTTGGAGTGTTTCTCGTGAACTCTGCTGGATATGCTCCCTCCTTCGACAAGTGAGCTGTCGGAGTCGGCCACATCTGTACTGTGTCCGCTAACCCTAAACTGTGACTGCTCTTCCCGTCTTTGGACAATCTCCTCCCTGTGTGTGTCAATTCTGCGTTGGGATGTTCTATCTCCTGTGTTGTTGGAGTCGGGAGTATCTTTTCCGATAACCCAGACTCTATCTCTGCGGTGGTGGGCGTTGACGGAAGAAGCTGGAAGTACAACCGCCCTTGCGGAGTAGCCTTCGCCTTCCAAGTCAAATAACACATTGTCGAGTCCCAATGTGATGTGACCAGCAACGTTTTCTGCCACGATAAACTTTGGTCTTTTCTGTTTAATAATTTCAAGCATGAACGGCCAGAGGTGGCGGTCATCCTTCTCGCCTTTGCGCTTCCCAGCTTGGCTGAATGGTTGGCATGGGTAGCCAC